GCACCCTACCTGCAAGAGGAGAGCCAAGGGCTGCCGAACCCACCTTGTCCACGGTGTCCCACAAATCCCACCAAAACGACCTGAGTGGCCCCGGCGCTGCACCCCCACGCTGTGTTCGAGCCCGGCGCCCTACCCGCAGCGACTTCCACACACACCCACGCTTGCGCAGGCACTTGCACTTTGGCCAGCAGAGATGACACGGAGCTCCCCGACCAATCAGCTTAGGCGACTTCCGGGTCCGCCGCTTGCCACCCTGCATCACAGGCTTTCGTGTTTGGTCGCCCTCGGCCCGCGACAGATCAATGTCCAGGGTCTTGACCAGCTGAATGTCAGCGGGGTCCACATTAAGCGGCAGGTCCAGATCGCTAGTCACCTGACGCAGAACGTTAGTCTGAAGCATTGGATCGTAGGGAAAAAGGATGCTGTCCCGAGTGGTGTTGTGAGCGCCACCCCGCCTAGCCCCACGGCCACCACCGCGGCGGCATGAGCTTCCCCTGCGCGTTCGCGAGCGCTTGGTCCTTGGCTTCCTGCTTGACAATGTACGTCTGGACATCCGCTGCCTTCGCCCGAGAAGATAGCGTCCGCTCCGACCATGGGGTGGGACAGCCTCGGGCACCCATCGCTGCGGCGGTGATTCCTCCGATTCCAATCTGAGCCGGGTTAACCCACTTGGCAGTGGCTGCCATCGGAGACAGGCGGTAGCCCTGCGGGCCAGAGGCTGCAAGAGGGGGTGAGGGCCAGGGTGGAATCAGGGCAAACGATTGCTGCGGCCATGGCATAAACCAGTGTTCGCGTGGGTAGTAGTATTCTCCGTTGAGAGGGCACGGTGGCTGAGGTGTGGCTGGTCCACCTGGAGGCAGGTATGGAACTGGGGGCAATTGTCCAACGGTGAGACTCATCCTGTTGTAGGCTGTTATGAACGTGGATTATCTTCCTCAGTAAATGTCAACATGTGTCAGCATATGCCGACGACAGCACCATTTGTATAGTTGCAACTTGTCCATCGTTTTGGCCTCGACCGACGGAGTCAGATCCTTGGTGTTGGTCAAATATTCCAGCGGCTTTTGAGCCTCACAGCCGGCCTCACCCTTTTCACGCTGCACTTCGCCTACGTAGGCCATGTACTTGCTCGCCAGTCGTTCACCACACGTGAAACATCGCATCGGGATGAGCGACATCACTAAGTCTGTGCTATTTACAGAAAAGCATTGGTCCATTTCAATTTGGCGGCCAAGGTTGTATTGGATCGGTTGGGGCAAGAATGGGAGAATCACATCGGCTCCATCTCCATCTGTGCCGCTTCACTGTACGACAGCGCCACATTGCACCAGCCTGCCGCCTTCTTGTTAAACTCGCCGTATTTCTTCGTGATCTGTTTGAACAGGTCGCTGGCTGCTGGTGCCCGTCCGCTGTAGAGACCCGTGTGCCACGCCTTGAACTCCTCCGACACCGCCTGCTTCCGAAGCAAAGAACCCTCCCGAATCGACACCCGTTCTTCCAAGAATTCGGCAATGTGGTCCTGTGAGCTGCGGTACTGGTTGCTCGCCAGCTTCACCTCCTCGCACAGCGTCACCTCGCCCTTGTTCTTGAACGCCCGGTTCGCCAGCATGACCAGCATCACGGGCGCCCACGTCTTGAAACGCATCGCCAATTTCTTGTCCTTTTTGAACTGCAATGGATCGTCCGGATCTGGATCTTCCATAAAGCTTGAAGTGTAATTGACCACTCCCATCCGCCGCCACGTCCCGTGGTCATCACTTTTGATCTGAAACATCTGATTGCAACACACCGCCAGTGAGAACTGCGGCACATATTCCACCGAATCTTGGTACAGACCACGGCCGGTGATTGGATCGCCACCAGTCAGCTCTTTCAGGATACCTTCGTTCAGCGTGTCACCCTTGGACGGCTCTTGCATGACAGCGTATCTACAAGGTTTCAGCTTGGCAATCTCAGGCGATACACTACCGATGGTGGTTCGCTTGCTGGTCACCAACGAAACAGGCACTACTCCCTTGTACGCCCCCAGAACCTCGGTCATTAGCTCCACTAGCTTACTCTTGCCGTTACTGCCTTCACCATTGTAGATATTGAACAACTGATTGTCGTTGGTTCCGATGAGCACAGCCGAAAGATGTTCCCACATGTACTCGCACTTGGCGGGCTCAGTGAACAACATCCGCATGAAATTCTCGATCTCGGCCCGGATCGGAGCCGCTTCCTCGGAGTCAAGTGCAGATTCGTCATACATTAGTCCTGTGGTGGTTGACACGTAATCGTCAGGCAAACCCTCGCGGAAACACCCCTTTTCAAAGTCAACGACTCCGTTTTCGCAGCCTAGAAGCATTGGATTCATGTCAAGCCGATCAAGGAAGTCAGCGTCATAGAACAATTCGCAGCACTCTCGCATGACATTGTTCTTGTATGCTGTCTTTTTCAGGTTGGTGGCAATGTTGTTGTAATTGCGGGCCTTCTTCTTGATGCGGTCGTACGCCTCGTCGCCTTCGTCCATCCCCGCGAGCATCGTTGTCATTTTGTCAAATTCCTTTCGATACATCGGAGACAAATGCTGCGAGATTTGCATTCGTAGATCGGTGCCTTCGTCTATTCTCTTCCAGTAATGCCCAGTGAATTTGTACCAAATCCGATGCTTGATGCTAGCGCACCGGTACTCGCCATTGAAGATTCGGAACAGCACATTCGCCACGTCAAACTCTGCCTGACCATTGAGACTTGACTCCATCGCATCGCCGATCGATGACTGTCGCAACCGTTCATACTCCTCTGGATTGGATGTGCGACACCAATATGCCAGTGAACGATCGGTCAGCGGAGTCTTTCCACCACTCTGCGAGGTGTCCCAAATCCGCTTCATGTCGGCCACATCACCGAGCTTGAACTTAGATGAACGCGAACTGAACAACACCCACGACCCAAAGAGCTTGTTCGATGTGTTGCGGAGTGCCCATCCTACCCGCAACCACGCATCCCGCGGATCGTAGTACTCGGGTCCCAGCGCCATCGCATATTCGTGTGCGTCCCGCAGGTGTGCCTCGTGAAACGGTAGCTCATCTAGCATCGTCTCAACCTGGTTCCGAATCTCGGTCAGCGGCTGTCCTACAATGTTGGGTCCCTGCGAAATAACCCGTGGCGTGTAGACCGACACTCCGCCTGATGCCACTGGACCTGGAATCGCATCGCCACCTTCCTGTGCAGGTGCAGCTGCAGCAGCTGCTGCCGATGTCTCCTTCTGTTTCCCTGCTTGCAACGCAACTGCCGTCGCCTCGTGCCTCTTCTTATATTCCTCTTGCACAGCTGGCTTCGGCACCCCGATCGCCCGGGCGCTTGCTCCCGCCAACACCGCCTGGTGCTCCGAAACCGAACTAGGAGCCACTTCAATCGTGTTGCCGCCATTAGATATTCGGTAAGCCTTGACCACCTTGTACACGTCGTTTCCAGGCTTCCGAGAACCGTACATCTGCCATTGACAAGTGCCGAGTGCCACACCCTTATCCAGAACCGTCTCCATGATGGTATCGGTGTCGCTGGTCTGAATCAGCGGTAGATCCTCAAACACGTCTTCTAGTTCTTCTAGCGCTTGATCGCGGATCATCTTCCGCGTCGCTCGATCCACCGCCAAACCGAAGACAATGTGAACTCCGTCTTTTGTTAGCTCAGGCTGTGGGTTGGGCTCTGGTTTCTCCATAACCCACACGTCAAAGTGTGGAATGTCTTTGTCATCTAGCACTAGCATGTCCTTCAGGATTCCCACAAACACATCGACAGTGTCAAACAGATGGGCTTCGGTGTGCTGGCGCTCAGTGGTGCCCTGTTCGTACCGGAAGTCCAGGTCAATCAGCAGCGGACCAACGTGTCGCGGGGTCTCTGTCAGATATTCAGGATTGCCTTCAACAAACACATATTGATGGTACAGTTGATTGAACTCTTTGATCTCAGAGTCAGCAATGTGGTATGACCCTCCTGAGATTTGCCTAGCTTTGGAGCCAATTCGGGTGTGTGTGATGGGCTTACCCTGACCCTTGCGAACCATGCGCTCACGCAGCCATTCTCGCAGGCCATGTGGTGGTGCCATCCCTGTCGGCATCTTCCCTGGTATCCCTCAGGTCAATTTTGACCGCTATTTTGACACGCGACACCTTTAGAATTGAACGCATATGCACACCAACGATTTGCAAGAGGAGAAGAAGATGTGAATTGTAAACGCGAGGGAAATTCGATAGCCTTATTTTGGTGTTCTTTTTCACCCCTCTCCCCCTCTTATTGCACTGAGTTAAGGACTTGACACGTAAGTTAATCTAAGAGTGTCTCGCGGAAATGAGCAACCCCAATCTTAAGCGCCTTGCCCGAGATGTAGCCGATCTTGCTCGTAATCCACTGACTGAAGACGGTATTTACTATTACCATCACGAGGATAACATCATGCAAGGGACGGCGGTAATCCGCGGACCTGCTGATTCGCAATATTCTGATGGCTACTTTGTCTTTGCTATCGAGTACCCAGCAGCGTATCCGATCGAAAATCCAAAGGTGAAGTTCTTGACACGGGCACCATGTCTAGGCGCAGGAGGAGAAAACCCATATTCAAGACCATTAGTCAGGCTCCATCCAAATTTGTACACCAAAGGCAAAGTTTGTCTGTCGCTGCTCGGTACGTGGAAGGGACAGCCCTGGACGGCCTGCTGTAACATTCGGATGCTGCTGACGACCATCCAGTCGTTGCTCGATGACAATCCTTATGCCCACGAACCTGATTCGCATGTCAGTGATGCCAAGTTGCAATCTTACAATGAGATTGTGCGGTTTCACAGTCTTTATGACGGATTGGCGCTCTTTGCGCGGGACATGTTGCCGAAGCTCCCGATCCCGCTTCAGGCAGCGATTGCCCCACATCTGACAGACAGCATTGTCCGCACCATGACGTGGCTGACCGAGGAACTTCCCAAGGGCACGTTGCCCGACGGTGACCGTCACTGCCCAATGTACACTTTTTCCACACATATCGACTACAACCTGCTATTTGCCCTCTTGCATTCGTTGGGTTCGGTGACTCCACGGCTGACGAAGGAGTCCGATGGCGCCAAATTGAGTGAGAGCGCCGGGACGCTCTCTGCTTAGAACAGCGAGAGATGGAGTTTTGCCCCAACTGCAATAACATGATGTACACGCGGCTCAACTCAGAAGAGGGTGAGTCGCTCACGCTGTATTGTCAACGGTGTGGGACTACGCAGTCTAGCGATTCCACTACTGGACCGGTAACGAGCACACTGATCAAGCAGCAACTCCAGAAGCCGGCATATGTTGCTGGAACGGCGACTGCACAGGATCCGACGCTTCCGATCGCCAAGGATATTGCGTGTCCGGCGTGCGCCGAGGCTGGACGGCCGCCCGCTCCGGTTGTCTACGTCCGCTATGACACATCAATCGTCAAGTATATCTACATTTGCACTGCATGTCCGCACCGATGGAATGTCGAAAATTTGAACAACTGAGTTTCTTCGGTGTAAAGGAGTTGAAAATGATTTGGCGCTATGGCCGAAATTGATGTGAGAGAATCTAGGCAACATACGCTAGACGATGGCTGACGTCCCCGACGACCGCAAGCACCTACCGACGATCAAGCTAGACCCACAGAGCAATGTGTGGGGCGAAGGTCCTGATGAGTTCGACTACGACAGTGATGGCGATGGTGGGATGCAAGAGGAGGGAGCGAATGGTGAGGATTCGGATCCGGGATTGGAGTTTGCGTTTGAAGACGACACCGAGCTGGATGATAGCGGATTGCCGCCACTGCGGATCTTTGAGGGCGGGGGTGCCGACACCACACACGCCGACCTAACGATTTCGGACTTAGCGGAACCGCACGACGACGAGTTTGTGGGCGAGGGCGAAGCGCTGGGAAGTGACGATGAACAGATGTTTGATGGTGAGTTTAATCTTGATATGTCGGTGTTGGACGATGCTGGTATTCCGGGAGTGGATGACGACGAGGACCTGATTAGTCAGCACGGTGGTCAAATGGATATTGATGATGAGGGCGATGCCGAGGGTGATGCCGACAGCGATGAAGAAGACATGGTGCGACTGATTGACGGCGAGGCATCGCGGAAAGAGCTGTCGAAGATGCACCCGCTGATTGTGGTGCCTACGGATGATGAGATGTCGGCGTTGGCTTTGGTTGTTCGTGATCAGAATGGTGATATCATTGACGAGAACCACAGCCAAACGCATCCTTGGATCAGTCGTTTTGAGCTAGCGGCTGTGTTGGGGAAGCGTGCGGACCAACTGAGTCACGGTGCGCCTCCGCAGATTGAGTTGCAAGACGGAGTGATTGATTCGATGAAGATTGCGCGTATGGAGCTGGAGGCAAAACAGTTGCCATTT